GCACCATCACGTTCTCGTCGAGCTCGGGGATGCCGGTGTGCAGGCCGTGCCACATCTGCGTGGCCGGGGTCAGCATCGAGTCCATGGCGGCGGCGAAGCGGGGCAAGGCCCGTTGCGCGGTCGAGTCGAATATCTTCTCCGACCGCTTCTCGCCCGGTGTGCGCTGCCCGGTCATCTCGGCCATCGACGGCCAGACGCGCTCGGCTACCTCCTGCCAGTGCGACTCCCAAGTGCCACGAGCGCCCTTGAGCCGGTCGTAGCCTTGCAGCACGTCCTGGGCGCGGGAGTCCATCTAGGTCAGTACCCGGAGTCAGCGATACGCAGAACCTGAGCGTAGACGGCAGTCGCCGTCGCCACCGCTGCGCGAATCTCACCCGGCCCGAGCTCGAAGGTGCCGCGACCGTTCGCCGTGAGCGTCGTCGCAGTAGACACCGCGATGGCCGTGCCGTTCGGGCCCTTGCATTGGAGCGTCACGCTGCCGCCGCCGAAGGTCGCCTCCGCTCGGAAGTCACCACGACCACCGGGCCAAGGGAACCAGTTGCCCGTTGCACTGGCATTGGAGAGCAGGGTGTATGCCGTCTTCATGGATTACCTCAAGCCGCTACGGCTTTGATGACTGCGAACGTGATGACAGGCGTATCGGTTCCGGCTGATGGGACCGTGCCATTGTCGATGTTGCCGACCGAGATGGTGCATTGACCGGCGCTGACCGCGACCACCTGGACGTTGTAGTACTTGGCCGTTCCAGCCGTCAGGCCGGACTTGATGCTCGTCACCACCACGTCACCGGCCTCGATGGCGCTGTTCGTCAGCACGAACTGGTCAGCCTCGTGACCGGAGATCGACGCAGCAAAGAGCGTGATCTGACCGCAGATGGCATTCAGCGTCACCCCGGTCGTGCGTGAGGTCGCCTGCGTGACCGCACCACCCGCGCCGGTCGCGTACCCCACGCCGCCAGAGGCCGAGGTCGAGCGGATGGAACTCGCCGCAGTCACCGCACCGGCCTTGGTCACTTGGAACCGGGCAGCACCGCCGACGAGCAGGTTGAGCAGGAACGACCCGGCGGCAGAAGCCGTGTCGGTCACATCCATCTTGATGGCCGAGAAGGTCGTGGCAACGTTGTTCCAGACCGCCACCATGTCAGCCACCGCGCCGCCGGTCAGCGCCTTGGCCGTGACCTTCTTCGTCTCCGTGGAGCCGGTGTCAACGATGGCGAGGACGTCCGCAGCCGAGTCGAGGTCGGTCTGCGCCAGCGACGTGAACTGGCTGATCTTCTTCGTCGCCATTACATGCCGCCGCCGAGCAGCCTCGTGGTACCGACACCGCCCTGCGCCCGGGTCTCAGGCGTGGACATCATCGTCGCAGCACGACCGCGCCGACGGCGCATCCGGCCAGACTCGATCTCGCGCTGCTTCGCCATGTCGGTTTCGGGGGCAGGCGGGGGCGGTTCGATTTTGGGCATCTTGGGCTTGAACAGGCCGGACATAACGCACCTCGCGGTCGATGTTGGCGCGAGTCTAGCCCAACACCGAGTAATCTGCTACCGCCACCCCCGGGCCACCCCGGCGCACCGTCCCTCGGAACGGACGCCGACCCTTGGCAAGGTACCGCAGGGCGTCAGCGTAGTGGCTCGTCCAGTCATGCAGCGGGCGGTCCTTGAACCGCTGCAGCCGCTCGTCGTACTCGCGACGGTACTGCCGGATGGCATCCATGGCCCGGGTCATCCGCGCCGCCGCCTCGTCTGCCGTCTCGCCGGGGAACGGGTCAGGCCGCTTGTTCCACTCGACCACCGGCAGCATCTGGCGCACCGCCTGGATGCCATCGTCCACCGAGTCGGCCTCGAGCACCCGAGGCTTGAGGCCGTAGCCCGCCGCTGTCTCGAGCCGGGACTTGCCAGACCCCCACTCCTTCACCGCCCCGTCGTGCGGCCAGATGTGGTCGGCGTAGACGTAGTCCATGGCGAGGAGCTTCTTCGCGTACCAGTCGAGCCCGACGCCGGAGCCCTCGAGCACGTTGATGATGCGCACCTTCTGGCCGATGAGCTGGTAGAACCAGACCACCGTCGAGTCGCCGATGCCGATGTCCCACGCCGTCCCGACCGGCTGGCCGATGACGTGCGGGAACTCGTCCACTCTGCCGCCCTGCTCGGCCTTGAGGATGGCATCGCCGTAGTACGCGCCGGGGATGTCGGCGTCGAAGTCGCAGTAGTACTCCTGCCGGATGATGGCCTCGGCTTCCTTGTCGCCGCGCTCGACCCGCAGCTCCTTACGCTCGCGATCGATGGTCGCCTTCGGGATGGCCTTCGTATCCTCGACCGTCAGCACCTGACCAAACCACGCCGGGTCCTTCCGGGCGTAGTCCACCAGACGGGCAAAGTGATTGCGGCCACGCGGGGTGCTGATGAATATCGCCCAGCCGTTGTTTTCGGCAAGGATGGGACGCAGGAACGCCCAAGCATTCGGGTCGGCGAGGGCGTACTCGGAGAACACGACGCCCATGGGCGGCGAGCCGATCAGGCTGTTGTAGTTGTCCGAGCCCACGACCTGCCACGTCGAGCCGTTCTTGAACCGGATGAACATGTCCTGCTCGCGGGTCGTCTCGCGCAGCTCGAGCGGGAAGGCAGCGTCGATACGCCGCCGTCCGGTGTGCGGGTCCACCGCGTCCCAGATGGCCTTCCTGGACTGGTTCGCCTGCGGGAGCATGTGCCAGATACCGCCCACCCGCGTCATGGCAGACACAGCCGCCCAGTGCAGGGAGATGTCGTCCTTGCCGGACCGACGGTGCCACGCCAAGGCAAGGCGCTTGCAGCCGCCCTCCAGCGCGCCCCATGCGCCTATCTGGTACGGGCGGGGCTTCCAGCCGTTAGCCGGCAGCGTTACCGTCGGCATCCGTCATCCGCACGACATTGACCGTCAGGCCGACGCTGCCCGAATGCTCAACCTCGGCCTTGTCTCCGTACCGCTTGGGCAGGAACTTGGAGGCGAACCACTTTCGGGCGTCGAGCTCGACCCGCGCCTGCTGGGCGTCGATGACCCCGTTGCGCATGTCCTCGATGACCTGCTCGGCCTTCTCGACCTGATCCTGCGCGAGGGCTTCCAATGCGCGCGCGTAACTGTCACCAGCCGTGACCTTCAACGCCGCTGCTCGGAAGGTTGCCCGATTGATGCCGACCTGTAGACAGGCGGCGTTCTCCGACATGCCGTCCTCGACGAGCGCGAGGACTGCCTTGACCTGTTCTGACCTGTCCGGCATCACTTAGCCATCAGGCGGCGGGCGGCGGCACCCTTCCCGGCGCTCTTGGCCGAGCGGCGGGCGGTCTCGAGGGCGATGGCGACGGCCTGCTTCTGCGGCCGACCGGCGCGGACCTCGGTCGAGATGTTGCGCGAGATGGTCTTCTGGCTGTATCCCTGCTTGAGCGGCATGGTCACTTCCCCTTGTTGCGGTTGCTGATCGCCTTGGCCTTCGCCTTGGCGTCTTCCTTCGAGCTCGCTCCCCATGCCTTCAAGGCGAGGGCGAGGCGGGTCGGCTTGCCGTCCTTCCCGACCATCGGGCCGGGCATGTTTCCCATTCGCGCCAAGAATGATGCGCGGCGCGGGTTATCCCCTGACTTCACCGGGGCCTTGAGGTTCATCCCCTCGGCCTTGGCAGAGCGGCGACCGGCCTCGTTCAGACCGCCCTTCGGGTTCTGCCCTGCCTTGCGCTGCCATGCGGCGGTCTTCATACGACGTTCACGTCTCTCGGCTCCTGCGGTCTACCACCCGGGCCACCCGGTACCGGCGTAGGTGTCGGGCCACCGAGTCCCGCAGCTGCGACACCGACCGAAGGCCGGACCACCCGCTGCACCCTGCCGACCGCGCCGCCGAGTCCACCACGGGACGAAAGCCTCACGGCCTGCTCTGACCCGAACGGCTGCTCTGTGTCGCCAAGTCTAAGCGCTTTCGACCCCGGAAGCGAGGGATTCAGCCGTATGACGGGCGGCTCCTCGCCGTACCTCGGGAGGCCTGTCCACCCGCCGCCACCACCCACGCCGAGCAGGTTGACACCCGGCAGCGTGATCGGGATGACGATGGGGATGTCCCACGAGCTGCCCCACGAGTCGCCCCATGAGACCCCCCAGCAGCTGTTGCCCTTGACCGGCCCCCATCCCGAGCCCCATGACAGGCCCCAGGACTGGCCCCATGCACTCACACAGGACCCCACGGGTCGAGCAGCGTGCCGGAACCCTTGACCGTGTAGGCGTTGACCTTGCGGATGTCGCTGCGGATCGGCGTCGTCTCAGCCGCGAGCAGGGTCGCCGTCGCGTTGTCCGAGGCGGTCGGCGGGGCGGTATAGCCCGAGGTGGCGAGGCGGCTCGAGGTCGTCACGTCAATGCGCGAGAGTTCGGTCGCGAGTTCCGTGCGCACCGAGGCCGGGGTCGCAAGGGTCGGGGTCGCGCTCGGGGCGCTGGCCGTGCCGTCGATGCCGAGCCGGTTGCGGATGTGCTCGCGCTCGGTCGAAGTCCAGTCCGTGCCGCCACCAGAGGATGCGTCGTCGAGCGCCTTGCCGGTCGTGCCTGCCGTGGTGTGGCCGGACAGAACCTCGTCCCAGACTGCACCAGCGATGGTTGCGGCTGAGTCAGGGGCGGTGTAGCCGGAGGTGGCAAGGCGGGTCGAGACGGCCACATCGATGCGGCCCAGCTCGGTCGTGAGCTCGGAGCGGACGGCGGTCGCGTTGGCCGAAGCCGTCGGCGGCACCGTATAGCCCGAGGTCGCAAGCCGGGTCGAGGTGGCGACGTCGATGCGGGCGAGCTCGGTGGCGAGCTCGGAGCGCACCCCGGTGGCGATCTCCGTGACCGCCGAGGCGGCAAGCGCCGTCGAGGTGATGACGTCCGTGCCGATGCTCGACACCGTGACGGATTCCCCAGGCAGACCGGCGAACACCTGTTCGCGCAGGTCGATGGGGTCGGCACCAGTAGCCGTCGCCCGCAGCACCAGATCCCCGAGCGTGTCGGTGTGTGCCGTGGTGAGGGCGACGCTGTACCAGCCGTCGCTGCGGTCGGTCACGGTCGGGGTGATGGAGGCGAAGGCCGCGCCGTTCTTCGACAGCGTGATGGTCAGGGTCGCGCCCGCCAGCCCGGTGACGTGGTCGGTCGAGTCGGTCAGGAAGACCATCACATTTCGGGCTGTGGACTGCTTGAGCATGGTCTATCCCTTGTTCACGACTCGCGACTTCGAGTAGGTGTTGCCGCCACCACCGCCAGAATAGGTGCCGGTGAACTCCGTCCCGTTCGCGCCATAGGATACACCGAGTTTCACATCGGCCTCGGCAGGCTGCTCGAGCGTGCCGGTGTAGTCGTTGCCATTCGGGCCGTACAGGACGCCCTGATCGACGTCGCCAGTCGCGGGATAGGTGCCGCTCACTGTGGGCGGGTAGTAGAGGATGGTTGCCTCGATGTCGTAGTTGTGGAACGTCGAGGCCGCGCCGCGCAACGGCTCTTGCGAGAGTTCCTGGAACCTTCCACCGACCAGCGCCAAGCCCTGCCCCGGCGTCACGATGATGCCACTCCCAGGCGCGGCGTCGAGCATCAAGCAATCGTCCATCGTCGAGGACTGGAATCCGATGGCGTTACCGATGCCGACGTTCGGGAAGATGTTGGTGTACGTCTTGCGGGTGAACACCCCGGCGTTGAGCTGCGCGTTCAACCACGCTTGTAGACCCGCGCCAGAAGCCTGATAGGCAAAACCGTGCGTGGTGTACATGTCGGGTTGCCACTCGCCGGGCAGGCGAATCTGCATCGGCCCGACCGACACCTTGAGACTGCTCGGCGCGGTCTTCGAGGTGTCGGCGCTGATGACCGTGGCCGCATCGCCGCGCATCGAGTACCCGTCCATCCGCATCAAGCGCAGGCTGGGAGTCAGGGCAGACTCGCCGTCCATCGGCAGGAAAATCAGCTTCACGGCCAGCGTCACGCCCGAACCGCTGCCGTTCATGATGGCGTACAGCGCCCCGCCGATCGTGCGGTCGGTGCCGACATCGGCCGAGCGGCAGACGTAGGTCGCGCCCGTCGCCGTGTTCGTCACCACCGCCGAGACAATCATGGAGTGCGGCAGGCCGAACTCCTCTTGCACGAGCGCGATGCCCTCGCCAGCCCGAAGGATGATGGGCTCCACGTTTACGTTCTCGCCACCCCGCCACACGTCGGAGAAGTGCGACTTCTGGTGCGTGACCATCGACCCGCCGTAGGTTCTCGACGAGAACTGCAAGTTCGCCGTCTGGACTCCATACGCCGGGCAGTCGTTGATACGCCGAAACCGCGCCGTCGTGGTCACGCTGCTCGGGTTGTTGACCACCGTGACCTGCGAAGGCAGAGCGGCATCTGCCGTGTCCATCCTGATCGGCGTCACCGTATCGCCGCCCGTGACGGCGCTCACACGATACAAGCCGAACAGGCCAGAGCGACCCGTTGCCGTTGCGCCAGAGGAAAACGCAGACGATGGCGCAGCCGGAGACACCCGCAGAGACACGAGCTCGAAATAGGCGCGGTCGTCAGTCGCGTCGTTCTCGATGGCGAGGAAGGCGTCCTCAAGAGGCCGCACGTCCACCGCGTTGAGGCGCAGGTAGTACGTCTCAGGCATCGGGCGGCTCCGTCACGAC